GAGATCACAAGGTGGATGGCCAAATGCTTCAGCACAAACACGAGATAGCACACCTGTTGGTGAAGTACCACCTGATGTGTATTGGAAAGAAAGAAGTTATGAAATAGTTGGTATATCTACTTTAGATTATATGGAAGCATATAAAAAGTTTACATATACTCAACAAGAAAGTTATTCTCTAAACAATATTGCATCAGTAGAATTAGGTGAGAAAAAATTAGACTATAGTGAACAAGAAAGTTTACATGGTTTATATAAAAATGACTATCAAAAATTTGTAGAATATAATATTAAAGACGTAGAGTTAGTAGGACGTCTTGATGATAAGATGAAGTTGTTAGAGTTGATGGCAGCAATCTCATATGATGGTCATGTTAATCTAAATGATGCATATACTTCTGTGAGAATATGGGATGTTATGATACATAATCATTTGTTAAAAAATAAGATAGTCATTCCACAAATAAATGTACAACAAAAAGATAGACAAAATCCAGGTGGCTATGTTAAAGATCCTCATAAAGGAAAAATACATGAATGGATTATGTCTTTCGATTTGAATAGTCTATACCCTCATTTAATTATGCAGTATAACATATCACCTGAAACATATAAAGGTCCAAATAAAAAAAGAATCTTAGAAGAATGGGTAAACGAAGATACAGGAAAAAGAGGATGGAGACCAGATCCAGAAAAAAATATACTAGCAATTCTTGATGGAGCATATAATGTTATTGACAATCCTGATAATTGTACAATAGGTGGTTCTGGTATGATGTATAGTAAAGACATGAGAGGTTTCTTACCTACATTGATGGAACGTACATATAAAGATCGTGTAGTGTGGAAAGATAAAATGAAAGCTGCAATTGCTGATGGTAATGAAAATGAAATTGCCAGATGTCACAATATGCAAATGGCTAAGAAGATTCAACTTAACTCTGCTTATGGTGCTCTTGCTAATCCTGCTTTCAGATGGCATAAAATGGATCACGCAGAAGCAATTACACTTTCTGGTCAACTTGCTATTCGTTGGATTGAAAAAAAGATTAATGAGTATATGAATAATGAATTCAATAGAGATCCTGTTGCAGGAGATGATAAAGATTATGTAATAGCTATTGATACAGATTCTGTTTATGTTACGTTTGATAAGATGGTTGATAAAAGTAAACCTATACCTGAGAATGTTGAGATGTTAGATCAATTTGTACAAGAAACTATGGAACCCAATATTGATAAGTGGTACCAAGAACTAGCAGACTATACAAATGCATACGAACAAAAGATGATAATGAAAAGAGAAGTAATAGCAGATAAAGGTGTATGGACTGCTAAGAAACATTATGCTCTTAATGTATGGGACACAGAAGGACAGAGACACAAAGAACCTAAAAGAAAGATCATGGGACTTGAGTCTGTTAAGAGTTCAACTCCATTAGTTTGTAGACACGCAATAAATAATTCTCTAAGGATTATGCTAAACGAAAATGAAGATGCTTTTATAAAATATATTCAAGAGTTCAAAGAAGAGTTTAAAACTTTACCATATGAAGAAGTTGCATTTCCAAGAGGTGTAAGTGATATAGATAAGTGGTCTGTACAAACGAGAGCGCAAGAGATAGAACCTAAGAAAGGTACACCAATTCATGTAAAGGGTGCAATAGCATATAATAATCTTGTAACTAAAAAGAACTTAACATCAAGATATGATTTAATTGGTAATGGAAGTAAGATAAAATTTTGTTATTTAAAATTACCTAACATAACTAGAGGACATGTTATAAGTTGTCCATCTATACTACCTAAACAATTTGGGCTAGATAAATATATAGACTACGATAAACAATTTGAGAAATCTTTTCTAGGACCTATGCAAGCTATTGCAGATGCAGCTGGATGGAAAACAGAAAAGATAGTAACACTAGAAGATTTTTGGAAATAGGAGAAGACCATTGGCAAGTACAGACTTAGGTGATTTTGATTTTGGATTTACAGCAGTTGATGAAGATGAATTGGATGCAGTTAGCTCTGCCTCTGAAAAAGTAACAGCAACAACAGCAGAAGCTAAAGCAGCACAAACTAAATTAGATACAATGTATAATGCAGTAATACCATTATTAAACAACCTGCAAAAAAATCCAGAAAAAGAATATATTTTCTGGCCAGATAGACATAGTAAAGTAGAAGCATTTAGAGATAAGTTAACAATATTATATAAGAGTTAAAGTTTGAATAAATTTAGTTATGATGCAATTGAAGAGTATCAATTAGAGATAACCACTTATTGCAATGCAGCATGCCCACAATGTCCAAGAAATGTAAATGGAGGTAAGGTTAATCCATACCTAAACGTATGCCATTTAGATAGTGACATTATTGACAAAGCATTTCCAGAAGATTTATGCAGACGTTTAACACAAGTATTTTTTTGTGGAAGTTATGGTGATCCTATTATGCATCCTAACTTTCATAAAATTCTTTATGACTTCAGAGACAAAGCTCCCAACTTACATTTATACATTCATACTAATGGTGGTGTCCATGACAAAGCCTGGTGGGAACAAACAGCTTTACTTTTAGGTAAGAATGGTAAAATAGATTTTGGTATAGATGGATTAGAAGATACTAATCATCTGTATAGACGTAATGTTAAGTTTGAAAAAGTTATGGCTAATGCTAAAGCGTTTATTGATGCAGGAGGAAAAGCTCAGTGGAATTGGTTAGTATATAAACACAATGAACATCAAATACCAGAAGCTAAAAAATTAGCAGAAGAAATGGGATTTGATGATATACTATTCAGAGCAACCGGTAGGTTTATGGATCATAAAACTTTAACTACAATGGAGAAGTGGCCTGTAGAAAATAAGAAAGGTGAAGTAGAATATTATTTAGAACCTCCTACAGATGAACAATATCATAATGCTAGTGTAGTAAATTTGCCTAAGTTACATGAAGAGTATCCAGACATAAAAGATTACTTTGATGAGACTAAAGTAAAGTGTGATGCACTTGTAGGAAAGAAGGTAACTATAACTGCTGAAGGATTAGTATTGCCTTGTAACTTCTTTGAACATAATCTTTTTGATGCACGTTTCCGTGGTAATGATTTTTTTCCAAACAGTAATGCTAACCATTTTGAAGATGGTTTTAACCAAGTAGAAAAGTTTATAGAAAAACATAATTCTGTAACTACTGTTGAAGGTGATGTAAAAGAAGGATTATTGAATATTCATAACACAAGTTTGAAAGATGTATTTAAAAATCCTTTTTGGAACAAACTTGTTGACTCTTGGAGTAAAAAGTTAGATAATGGTAAAATATTTGAGTGTGCATTAACCTGTGGACAGAAACTTTCTAAAGTATGGGACCAGAATAAAAAAATGACAAAAACTTACAAATATTACATAACAGGTAATAATAGAGGATTAGGGTTAGAATTAAATAAACACTTTAATGCAGATGGTTGTAGTAGAGGGTCTGGATTAGATATAACCAGAGATGATGATGCTTTACATATAGCGAAACAATCACTATATTATGATGTATTCATTAACAATGCATTTGATGGTCCACCAGATGAAGTATGGGGTAATTATGGTCAAGTAAAAGTATTGATGGAAGTATTCAAATTATGGAAATTTCATAAAAAGACTGGTTGGATATTTAATATAGGTAGTTCAGGAGTAGATGGTTCATATACTATTCCTAAAGCAGCCCTTGATAAAGCAAGTGAGGAATGTTCTAAAGCATTCAAACGTAATGAAGTAAAATTTAAAACAACAATAATAAGACCAAGTAGATTAGATACACCTTTATCCCGCAGTAGAAATAATTGGACAGGAAATGGAATAAAATGTCTTGACCTAGCCAAGTTTATAGAGTATGCTGTAGAGGTTAATCCTAACACAATAATAGAAGATATAACTTTTGGTTTAGATACGGAGTGGAATAATGGCTAATTTTTTTAGAAATTTAGTAGAGGATATGAAGGATGAAGATACAAATATTATGGGAGATGGTAAAGGATCTGCTGAGTACAGTGGAACCGTGGACTCGGGTAGTTATATGCTTAATGCTGTTCTATCTGGTTCTATCTTTGGTGGAGTACCTAATAATAAGGTAACAGCTTTTGCTGGAGAGAGTGCAACTGGGAAGACATTTTTTGTATTAGGTGTTGTTAAACAATTCTTACAAGATAATCCTGATGGAGGTATAGTATACTATGATACTGAGGCTGCTGTAACTAAACAAATG